GGTGGCTCGCTGAGAGTATTCCTTGCGCTTCTCGGCGGTCAGCTCGTTAAAATACCGCAAGGTGCGCTCCGTGTTTTGAGCCGCACACGCGGCGCAGGTCGTGCGGCCGCTGCGTGCCTTAGCCTTGCGGCAGCGCACGCAGATGCCGTGCGTCTTATACCACTCATACTCCTCGCGGTCATACATCGGCGCACTCTCCGCCGCACGCCGCATAGCCTGCAAGGTCGATAAAGCTGTCTCGCGTGCCCGAACCGCCTGCAATACGCGCGATCTTGAGCAGCGCCATCATCATAGCAACGTCGGTCGCGTCGATGTACACACAGCCGTCCTCATCCACGCACGCGCGGTTGAGGTATGTTTCCCAAAATTCCGCGATCGTCTCAAAATTGTCCTCCGGCGTGCCGTAGTCCTGCTCACGTTCGCCGCAGACACACTGCTCGGCGCTGTGCAGCACCTCGGCGCGGGTCAGACGCGGCGGCTCACCGCCACCATAGGTGCAGTCGTCGGTCGCAATCGGGTCCGGTTCCACGAGGATGCCCTCGCTCGCCGCCGAGCCGAGATATTCAGTAAGCGTCGTCTGCAGCTTACGCAGACGTTCCTGCAAGTCGGGACTTTCCGGCGTCTGCGCCATCATTGCGACGGCAGCACCGCGAATTGTGTTGAATAAATCCACAGACCTCGTTGCTTTGTTGATTGTCATTGTCAAAACCTCCATAATTTGCACCATCCGGTGCTCTGACGGACGGGCGAGGT